ACAATTACTGGTAATATTGCTAATACAAGTCTTACAACCGCACAACTAGCCTCACACTCTCATACCCAAAATTTTTGTGCTGCCTTTGGACAAGGTGGCGGTCCACAAGGTCTAGTTAACGAAAGAATAAACACGGCACCAGCTGTAAGTAATGCAGGTTCAGGAACTGCTCACAATCATTCACATACTTTATCGGGTACTTTAACGGGGAACATAACAACAAGTTTAACTGGAAACGTAACTGCAGCGGGTAATAATTCTTTTTCACCTTTTGTAATTACGCAATATATTATCAAACATTAGGAGATATTGATGGCTACACAAATAGTAATTGCTAACAAAGATGCTATAACTTTAGATAATAGTTATGTAATTTTATGGGCAGATAAGGGTAAAAATTGGGTAGATGCATGGTGCCCAGATACTTATCATTGTGTAATTTGGAACAGTCTTACTGGACAAAATGAAATACAAACAAAAGACGCTTCTACTGGTAACATGACTGGTAATACAGATTTAAATGCTACAAGTGATGCTGTTGGATCTACTACAGTAGCCGATTTACTTACATGGGGTGAAACAAGAAAAACTCAAATAGAAGCTGCTAAGACAGCTTATAATAATGCGGTAGCTGATGATGCAGCTAATGGCACTAATAATGTCGGTGATAAAACTTGGATAGATTACGATTCAAATTACTCGTAAAAAATACCTCGTATTTGTAATACCTTTCTTTTCTTTGGTCCAGTGACAGCGCATACTTTGTGCATAATACCATTTTTAATTACAACTAAACTGTTAGGTTGTGAGAATATACTTAGAGGTAAACCTCTTCCTGTATCTATTAAAGTTTCTCCTCCCCAATTTTTGTCCCAATCTTCATGAATATATAAAGAATAATTTAAAGTATAACCTTTATCGTGATGCCAATTTATTCCTGCATATTTATTATATTTGTAAAAATTAATGAATAGTAAAGAATTATCTTGAAAGGGCATAAACTTACAATTTTTTACTACATCTAAAACATTTTTAAAAATTTCATTTTTATATTCATATTTGCCTTTATCTAAACTTGATAAATAATTTATTGTCGTAATTTCTTTCATAGTTACGTTTTTATTTTGATCTAAAAAAAGATTTTTCTCCCAATTTTGAAATGATTCTTTTTTGTCGTATTGATCGTAATTAAATTTAGCAACTTGTTTAAATAAATCTTTTGGTAAAAAATCATTTATAATTAAAGCGCAATCATCAACATTAGCATGTATTTTCATTTATAACTTTTTTTCTTCCAAAAAAATCTTTTATATTTATCCATCCAAACAGATTTTAGTTTTGCCATTGTTTTAGTGTGTAATTTTTCAAAATAAAACCCTGACCACATTTTCCATGGTTCTCTTTTAAATGGTATAACTTGCACCATCGGCTCACCTTTTTTTATTAAAAACTGTTCATCTCTTTTTTTAAGAAAGTACGGAAAGTTTATTAAATTTATATATGTATCTGTGTCGACGACGCCTGGAATAATATCAAATCTTTCTTCAATTCTATTCATTGGTTTAACAAATAAACAACTATAACCCGGTGGTGTTTTAATAAGCCATTTGTTTATAAATTTACCAGCTCGCTCTCCAGAAATTTTGTGCCACTCTTTTGGTAATTGTTGTTTTGGGTGAAAGTCAGTTGCGGGATTTTTATTAGCTTCTGTAACAGTAAAATCACTTTCTACAGGATCAATTAAATAATCTTGATCAAAAGGTATTATGTACCCAGCGGTTAATGAATCTAAAAAAGGTACGCAAGTTTTTACCGTAACTTCATGAAAATTATTATTTGTAAATCTTGGAAGATTTTTATATTCTTCAGGTATAAATCTTGATGCAGGTTTAGGATGTGGCCAAACATCTAACATGTCTTTATCTGAGGCACAGAAAATTATTTTTTTATCAGTAAACATTTTTTTTTAAAGTAGGGTAACTTGCTTCAAAATTAGCTGCAAGAGTTATTCTTTTATGATCTGTAAGGTTAGGTGTGGTTGAGTGATTAAGGCCACCATCAAACATTAAACATGTTCCATCTTTTACTTTAATATCAACAATTGTATTATTAAAAGAATTAGTATTATTTTTTTTCATTAGAAAAAATTTTTTATATTCTTTATTTATTAAAAAAGAAGTATTTGATTTTTCAACATCTACAAAGAAAACCAAAGAGAAAGCAGTGCCGTGACAGTGCGGTACAGCCATTTGATTTTTTACATACCAATTAATCCAAAGTTCATTTAAATTTATGCTAGGCACATCAAAGTTTTCTGATTTTACAAATGACTCTATTATTTTAATAAATTCTTTTGATATATTTAACATAGAAGGATATCTTAAATGTGTGTCCCAAGCTGTCCGTCTAGCTTGTATATTAGATAAAAATTCTAAATCTGTAGAATGATTATGAACGGCATTATTTTCTATTTTTACAATTTCGTTAATTTCTTTTTTCCAAAAATCAAAGTTTGGCATATCAAAAGAATAAATTTCTTCTGTAAATAATTCGTGTTTTAAAATGTTAATTGTCATCTATAATAAAATTAAAGGACATAGATCTTCTTGTAGGATCTTTATCATCTGTTTTGTAAGGTAAAACAAAATGTTGATGTGACGCTTCAAAGATATAAAAATCACCTACATCAGGCTCATAAAACATAGTTTTATTATCTGGAAATACAAAACCAAGTGCACCATCTCTAAATTTATGTTCGTGTTTTGCATCATTAATAAATTTAGGAACTTTTAAAAACATAACAGTAGACCATCCTGTTCCATCATGATGTGTGTGTATGGGATTATATTCATGTGGTTGCATGTCGTTAATCCACATTGTTATAATTTTTAAGTTATTCATTGGTCTGAGAGTAAGAGAAAAATGATTTAATGAAATCATATACTCATTCATGCATTTTGTTATTGTTTTAAAAATAGGAAGTGATTGTATTATTTTTGTAGACTCTAACTCACTGTCTAACCTACCTGCTAATTTAGCACCTTTACTTTCTAAGAAGTGTTTATTATCGTCGTATTTTTTATTTAATTGTCCTATTTCATCTAAAGGTATCTTATATTTTTTTATAATTCTACCACTTACAATAGTTTTACTAATCATACTTTCTTTAGTTATATTTACCACGAAGCTGTCAAGAAAACAATTCTTAAAAATACTATTGCAGAACAAAAAAATATGCTTACATTAGGTTCTCACCAAAATTAACAATCACTGGAGATATTATGACTGAACAAGACTATTTAAAAGCTATTGCTGTCCTTGCTGATAAGGTAAGCAGATACCACGAAAGACTATTAGCCGTTGAGAGAGACTTTGAAAGGCACATGAAAGATGCGTCAAATCATTGTCCTGATGATTGTGACTGTAAAAATTCTAATTAATAAACGTAACTACTATTTTTTTCTGTAAAAAATATAGACGTTGTAGTAGTTGCATTTGTAAAATTTTTACCAAAAAAGTCTAAACAAAAATAATGAGATTTTAAAAACCAAAAAGCATCGATATTCCAATCACCATTATCTAAAATGATTACACAATCGTTTTTTTTATTTAAATGAATAAATGTGGCTATATCAAACCTATTTATATAATTAGGATTATTGTCTATAATGACATAATCAGGTTTTTTTTCTAATTCTGTATTTAAAATATTTGATAAATTATCTTTTTTAAATATCTTTACATCTACGTTTTTAGGTTTTTTTTCATTTATTTTCTTAAACCAAAACTCATCTTCTTCTAGGCTAGATAAATATTTAAAATGGTCAGCAAAATATATTGTTGAATCTCCTGATCCTATTTCTAAACAAGTTTTTTCTTTTGTGTCTAACTTTTTAAAATAATCTAAGAATGGTTTAGTAAGTACAGGCTCTACCATTAAGTTGTTTTATTCTTTAGGTGTTTGACCTAACATATCTTTTAATGATGGCGCAAATACTTTAACATCTCGTCTAATTTTTTCAACAGTAGTTGAAGTGTTTGGATCATCTATATCAGCTTGCATGGCCTCCTCTGATTCATATTCTTGACCAGTATCTGTGTTTGTTAAAGTAGTTTCTGTTTTGACATTGTATCTTGGTAATACTCTACCATCTTCAAGAGTCACAGTTCCTATTTTCTCTGCATTTTTAACTATCGGCATTTTCTCTCCAATTTATATTAAAACTTAAAATAACTCTATCCTCATTAGAGCTATTTGTTTTCACCTCATGTTGTAACCATGATGGGAAAAAAATCAATGAATTTTGCTTTGGCTCAAAATCTACACTATGTGCAAGATGTATAGATGCGTCTTTTTTCTTAGGTGGCGACAATACTTCAGCCTGTGCTTTAGGCTCTAGAAACACTAAATTACCACTTTTTTGTGGTACTTTTAAGTAATATACTCCTGATAAGTAATTATAAGGATGTGTATGCACATTGTTTCTTGATCCTGGTGGATTGATCATACCCCATAAACCTGTCATTTCTGGTATATATTTATCTTGTACATCTAAATGATTAAAACATTCTTTAGCTTTGTATAAGATATCTCCCACAGTGCTTTTAAATTCTTCATCTTTATAAAGTTCATCATGACTATGCCAGCCACCTACGTTAGATCTTGGCATACCATTTTCATCTTTATCTTTTATTTCATAAAGTCTATCGACTAAATGACCGTGGCCCTTAACTTCTGTCATCATAACAGGTGTTATAAATAATGATTGTAATTCCATATTATTCCTTTCTAAAGTTGACCTTTTGTAACCTCCATAAAACTTACAATTATGTGTACTTGATTAGCAGCATTAGCCTGTGCTTTTAGTACATCAGACTCTTGTAAGACAAGAGGCTGAGATAATAATTCTGTTGTAGTGTTAGTAGCTACACTTTTTTGTTTAAATATTTCAAAGGTAGCGGATGATCTTAGAACTTCTAGATCTACTAAAGTAGTGCTACCAGAATCGTTACATATTAAAATAGATTTAACTACATCAGTTGTCGGTGGCACAGGTGGTGAAGAACCAGCATTAGCCGTAGGAACAGTTAATATGGTTGTTAAATCTGTTGACGTAATGTCAACCATTGCGCTTTTAAATGTGTTAGCCAAGGAAAAAAGTCTCCGATTCTAAATCTTCTTTTATATCTTGTTGAAAGTTTGTATTAAGTAAAAATACAATTTGTTCTAATAATCTAATCATTTGGTCAAATTGACTAGCATCATATTCTTCTGTAGCATTTGGTAATCTAGTAATAGTTATTTTGGCCATTATCTTCTTCCGTCTGGTCTAATCTCTAATTTTTGTGAACCTAATCTCCAAGGTGTATCATCAACTGTGCTAGTTGTATATCGTATTTTTACAGCTCTGCCTCTACCTCTTACACTTATTTTTTCTGTTGAACTTGTTATAGATCCACTAGTTTGCACATTAGCTGCTGATTGAGGATACTGCTCAAGTGTTAACCTAGCTGTCATGGTGTTTGTAAGATTATCAAAGTCAGGAACCAGTTTACTAATTGACATAAGTTGATCACCATCTGCTATCTCTACAGATCCTGTTTCTAAAAACGCTGTAATTGCTGTACCATCTGCTTGATTATTGCCAGACTCATGTTCAAATATAGAAGAAGCTCCAGCAGTCAAACCTAGTATGCTTGTAGCGTTTGCAGTCGCAGATGAACTATATTCT